ATTGAAGTTGATTTGATGCTGCGTCTTGAAGTTGTTGTGGAGCTTTGCCGAGTTTGCCAGCAGCGGTAGCAGCAGTCTCTGCATTCTTGAGAGCGTTTTCTTTTGCGATCATCTGAGCGCGTTGATTACGTAGGTCGATTACTTCCTTCATTGAACGGAATGAACCTTCAGGCATACCGAAGTTACGGCCTGTCATACGTACGAGATTATCAAAGTTAAAGTTGTCCATGATGTCTGGACGCATCTGAGCAAGAGGTTGAAGCAAGGTTAGCGTCTTTTCTGTGCCCACATTCTTCACTTCATTCATCGCAAGCGTTACACGGCTCTTGATATTTATCTTTGGTGAAGCAAGTTGTAATGGTTCTTTAGGATCGTTGTTAGGACGTACTAGAAGTGCTTGTGGTGCTTTACCCAACTTACCAGCTCTGTACGCAATACCAATACAGCGTAGTACAAGTGGGTTGATGAGGTCGGTGCGATATTGATCAAATGTTCCTGTGAACTGATCGAGCTTCTCACCAATGCGCTGGCTCACCTCGGTGGCGGTCATACGCTTGTCCTCAAGATTTCCAAGTGCGTTGAAGATGTCTACGAAGAATGCTTTGTTTAACGCAGCACGCTTGTCATCTAACATTTCCTTGGTGTTTTGGTAATCACCCTGCGTTAACCATTCACGAGGTACGGCTTCGGGTTGATCGGCCTTGTAAGTTGTCACACCACCTGCGGCTAGTTGGATGTTGCCGTCAAGGTTGTCTGGATATAAAAGACGAGGGAAGGCTTTTAACTCGGCTAGTGCATCCTGATACTGGGTGACGAAATTGAGCTGGCGAGCTTCTACCAGAGTTTCAAATGCTGGGGAACAACCATAGGCTTGGTCATCTGTACCCCAACGACTCCAACGTAAACAGAAGTATGGCATCTCATCGTAGCCTTGATAGCTAACAATTTTCTTTTCAACTACTGTCTGGTAAACAGATGCAAAGGCTTTTCCGTTAGTTCCTAAGTCGCCAACCTTGAAGTCGTCATTAGGAAATACGTGGTGCATGAACTCATACATTTCATCGTATTTCTTTTTGTCGTGAGCTTCCTGCATCTTCTTAGGAAGGTTCTCTACGCCAAACTTTTGAGCTGCTTGTCTTACTGTGAGCTTGAACCAACGTACAACAGTATCAATCGACTTTTCGTCGTTCTCGGCAATTACAAACGTACCTACCTTGAACTGCTCAAAGCGGTAGAGATTGGCTTTACCTTCTTCCATGAACATAAGAGCCGTACCGAATACACAGGCACTTCTGTTGAATGGTTGAATGACGGAATAGAAGTTGGAAGCTGCTAGTTCTTGTAAAATGGTTTGCGCCGTGTCTGCTGACCAACGTGTAGCTTCATCTACGGACTGGTCGTCAAGAGGCTGAGTCTGTGGACTAAGGAGTTTCTGTAATCTATCCTTGCCAGGCATCATCCCCATCTGGCGATCCATATTAGCTTTTGTTAAGTTAGTAGGAGGCGCAAGATCAAGCCAAGGTTCTGTTGAGGGAGTAACCCAATTACGTACGCCCACTGAGCAAGTGGCTGATGCACGCATGGCGGTTGATTCGTATAAACGATCAAACCAACCAGTCGTTGATTCAGTTTTCTCAGTATTGATGTCAGATACGTCAGGCCAAAAGTAGTCAGAGATTTCCTGCCAACGAGGATCAAAGATGCTATTACGATAGCCCTTTAGTTTATCTGCTCGTTTAAATAGCTTAAGTGCTAACTCGTTGTCGTCTAAAGAGGCCATGATTATTTGAGAGCTGATTTAAAGTCGGCGGCTTTCTGTTCCGCCATCTGTACACGTTCAATGAAAATACTTACTAGCTCATCCATCGAGTAGCCTTGCAGAATGCCCTTCTTAGCAGCTTTGTTGTTTATACCCTGAAGCGTTAAAAGCATGTCTTGTAGGATGCCGAACTCAAACTCCCATAACGGACGGCCTAACGCACGGGTACATTCATCCAAGTGTCTCTGTGTAACAACAGGACTAGCTGCTGTCTCGGCAGGAAGTGGCTTGCTTGTAATGTCGTCTGCTTGTGGTAGTATCATATTACTTCTTTGGCATTCCTGACATTGCGTTTGGATTACCCATTGTGCTACTACCTAAGCCTGCTGCATAGCCTTGCATACCCTGAGATGATGGCATGTTAGCACCAGCATAAGTTGTTTGACCAATGCCCTTACGTCTTAGTTGTTGACGATAGGTAGCCTGTTCAACAGCTATAGAGGCAGCGTTGTTAGGTGTAACTGGAGGAGTTGGCGTAGGAGCCGCTGGAACTTGTTGTGATGGTTGACCGCCCATATTATGTGTTGTTAGTTAAACGCCTTAAGGTTGTTATAGAATAAAAGCGAGGAATTTCGTCAAAACGCTCAAATCCTATTAACGGAAGATGGTAAGGCAATATATTCCAAGCCTTGTGTGTGTCACCAGCTAGCCCATATACCCACCAAGCATCCTGCCTATCCCTATCAAACGTGTATGTGGGTTCTCTGATAAGGCTATAGGCTTCTTGGCTATCTACGGGTCTACCCATGACAAAGAAGTCTGGGGTGCTGAAAACAAACCCATGAGCATAATGGGCTTCCAGAAGTAGAGGAAAATCTATCCCTTGCTGATGGAATTTCCATTGTATCTGATCTATTGGGCTCATCGGAAGGAAGCTATAACCTTTCTAAACACGTTGTTCTTAACGGGTTCACGGCTTACACGGATGTCTATTGTCTTGGTTTGGCGGGCAAATTCAGACGTTCCTGTTAATAGCCCATAGCTATAAGCCTCACCTAGTGTACGTATAGCATCAGCTCCATGTGAGAACTCATCGTGTACGGGACGTTCATTGGTGGCAGCTCCCGTCTGTACCTCACGCTTACGATAGTACTCCAAGCAGTCCAATCCGCTGGGGATGGGTTGTAGCTTGGTTCCGAACTGCTTAGAACAGTTGGTGCGGTGAATGACAAAGCGAGGCATTAGATCGCGTACTTGATTGATTCCTAGCCAAATGTCGGGCGTTCTAGGCACAACACATAGGTCGGTCATACCCGCATCCTTTAAGTCGCTTATCCATGTCTTACCACCCCTATCACGAGTATTGGCATCATGGGGCAAGTGGTGCATTTTGATAGGCTTACCATACCTTTTCTCCCAAATGAGGCATTGATCTACGTAATAGGCTGGCGTCCTACCCGTGTCTGAAAAGTAGTTAAGTAGGAGTATGTCCCTATTAACCAGCTGAACCAGCCATATACAGGTGAAGTCGGACTGACCTAAGTCCCAAAAGGTATAAAGCGGATGGCCTTGTTCCATTGGGAAGTCGAGAATACGATTCTCTTTACGTAGGTGGTTAATTTGATTGGCGTAGATAGAACCAGGCACAGGAGCTTCAAACGAGCATTCATACTCCCTATCATAGGCTTCCTTACCCATTACCTTTAACGCTGAGTCCAATTCAGACTGTGGAAGGAGCTTACTCTGGCTGGCAGGTAGGAACAACGTAAAGTAGTCATCATCATGCAAGGCGTTGTCAAAGAGGGTAAAGAACGAGTTACGACCCTTTGGCGTACCAATCCATAAGCACCAACCTAAGCGGTCAGATAAGGCAGGACGTAGAATGTTCTTAAAGAAGTCCCCATCCATATCCGCAGGTTCGTCCACAACACAACCGTCTAGGTAGAGTCCACGAAGGCTTTCTGAATTGTCCGCGCCATAAAGGGTAATACGCCCTCCCTTAGGAAGCTGTATATAGAGTTCGCTCTCAGACACCTTGCGGTCAGGAATGTTCTCCGTGAAGTCCTTTAAGTACTGCCAAGCCACCGCCTTAGCCTGTATGCGATAGGGGGCTATGTAAGCAAACCTAGGGTTCTTGTTAGGACACAGGAGTGCGCCTCTAATCAACTGGTTAAGACTGGCTACAGTCTTGCCACTACGTCTATGCGCCACGACGACCATCCACCGCTTCTTACATTCATGCAGCGGCATAAACTGATCCCTAGGACAATAACCAATCTCTATATCCTTATTCATCGTTAGGGTCTCTAGGCAACATACTCCATAACAAACAAAAAACAAAACTAATCACTACCCAAGCGTATAGGTAGTTAAGGGGGTGGGCAAGGTACATAGGGGGGCTTAGAGGAATTTAATAGATTTACTGAATGGTGTATGTTTGGTTAGAAAGGAATCCTAAATCGTCGAAGGTGGGTGGCGTGGTATCTAGGGGTAGGTCGATGGAAATCCTATTGATTTTCGGTAAATCATTGTTATTCAGGTAATTCCATTGGTTCAGTAGATTCGCTTACCTCTTTGAGCTCCTTTGGTTTGCTAGCCCATCTGACTGTTATCTCGGTTGGACTGTTGTCGCCTATATCCAATAGGGGTTTGTCCGCATAAACCTTAGGGTGAAGCCTAGCGCATGACCATTTGAGTATATCTGCTGCAACGCGGGCTTTATCAGGCTCTAGTGTGCCGTCTAAGACGCTTTGTGCCACGTTGTATAACTTATCAAAGGCTGCTTCACCTTGTAGGTTGCGTGCGCGCGCGTAACGTTCACTTCTTTGTTTGTTATTATCTAAGCCTAAGTAAAACGAACCAGCAGCAATTTGGTATTTAGTTAGACAAGAGCGTAAGCTATTCCCTTGTGCCACTTCTTCGAATATGGCGTTGTACGTTTCTTCACTGATTGGCATGTTGGAGACGCTAGTGTTCAAACGAACAGTGGTTTAATCAAGTCTTTAGTATATCCTGGTTGTTTTCTGTATAAAGGTTTTGGTTGCCGCGAAAATTATTTCTCCTCTGAAAACAGCTATTTTTAAAAGAAAATGTAAAATAGTGCTTGCTTAACATAAGCCTTTATGTTCTAGTCTGTCTTGTTCAGATTAACCCTCAATCAAATAAATAAAAATGAATGCAATATCAGTACATTATCTCAGTCCTACAAACACACGCGGCTCACGCTTCGTTGCAACTCACCCTTACTACGGTAAGCACATAATGTCTTATGACTATTCACTATGTGCGAGCGCTAATCATTTAAAAGCGCTTCGCGAGCTCTGTGCTAAGTACGATTTAGACCATAACGAATTTAATAGTTTTGGTTATCTCAAGGAAGGCGTTGTAGTTTACACTAGGTCAGACTCGCAGTTTACCTTAATGGAGGACAAGGCACGTTTAGCCGCTAAAGCGGCTTTTATAGCGGTTTAACCCTTAACCATTAATCAAATGAAAACTGAAATTCTAGCACAGATATTTACAAACTATAGACAAACTAAACGTGAGCATTGTGCGCAATATAGAGCAGCGTGGGCTGGTCGAATCACAATAATTGAAGGCAAGGTTTTTGTGCCCGCTAGTTATTTGCGCGACCTTAAACTTAGTGACTATCGTAAATGATTGTTTCTCTTAGCCTTTACGCAAGTGAGGGCTACAAGAAGTAATTATGCTTCACTAAACCTAAATAAAATGAAAATATCAAAAACATGTAAAGTAGAGTTAATCGCAAGTACAGATGCAACCCGTTATATACTTAATAACCCGTACCTCCAGGGTAATAAGTTGATAGCTACTAACGGTAAATCGTTAGTCATGATTCCAGTTGA